CTCTTGAGAGATTAGCAACTGCCGGATGCTCCACCATTGTCAGTTCGTCAGATAGAAGTACCATTTCACACAAATCTTCCAGGTCAGTCAACCCGAGGTCATAGGTTTCCATGAGCCAATCACGGAACTCTTCTTCGCTCACCAAGACGGTCTCGTTTTTGATCGTCGGCACTAGGTTATCTAAGTTGACGCCGCTGATTTTCGCTGTCCAAGTAAGATCGTCTAACGACAACTTACTCCGGTCTTCTTGCACGTGACGCAGCAAGAAGAAGTCCCTGATGAAAGGGACATGCCGAAACTCATAAGCGTAACTCAAAGCCTTGCCTGCGATGTATTGCGAGTTGGTTTTGTCCTCGGTGAATAGAGCTCTCGTGTTGAAGCGGCACAGTGCTTTGCCGAGCAAAGGCACCATGCAAGGTTCCTCACGGTCACAAATCAACCTACGGGATAGGAAAGTCGCATCGCCCCAGTTAAGGGGATTCTTCGCCTTCAACACCATTTTGAATTTGTCCACGTGCCGCACCCATTGGCGCAAGTTTATGGCCTTGTCCATGGCAGCAAGCAAGTCGTCACCCAAAATGAGGGCGCGACCATTGGCTTTTTGCTGCTGCATGGCGGTCACAAACATTGCCCAATTGTAGTATGAATTGCGGCAGGTGGTGAAGGTGGTGCCGGTGGGAAGTTGGTTGTCCAAGACGGCGGTCAAACCGTAATGTCTCGATTGGACTTTGAACCTGTTGATTCCACGTAGCAGTTCGCGCAACCAACTCGGCATGCTGATGACAGACAGGAACTTGTCAAATAGCAGGTGCACTCGCTTGCGCTGGTGCTTGTCGTTTGCCGAGTAGTCGCCTTCCACGATGTGGGTGTACCTCTTGTTGTCTGAGACGAAACTCGCTAGAGTTGTGTCGGTCTGCTTGTAAGCGGTCAGCGTCTCAATTCCCCGGATTGGGCCGGTGGCCAATAACGCGTTGAAGCGTTCCATGGCGACCATGGCAGCAGGTCCAGTGACAGCATTAAAAACGTCGCTCCCAGCATAAATGACTCGGGGCGCCCAAGACGGGTCATTGCGTTTGATGAGCGTTTCATGCTTCACTGAGAGTTCCTTGGTGCCAATGTGCTTGACGGACGTGTTGGGAATTTCATGGTATGCATCCTCCATGCGTTGTCGCTTCATCGGATCGAACTTTGCCATCCACCTGGCCCTGTCCACATCGTTCTCCTCCCACGGGTCGAAACACGCGGGAAGCGAAGCGGTCAGGTCATAGGCGGCATTGTAGACGTC